ACCAATCCCGCTGTCGGCTCCTATGTAGCCGCCATCCCGATCGATGAATCCGGCATCTGGTGGTACGAGTGGGCCTGCACGAATCCGAACGGGACCGAGGAGAACTCGCTGACCGTTCGGACGAGCAAGGTGTGATGACGCGATCCGATAGACTGCTACAGCGTCGAATTACGCTCGGTGCTTTCATGGTAGGAGCACCGCGCAGTCAGTTCACTCCCGGTTACAGCGAGGAGTTGCACAACAAGATCATGCTGGAATGTGGTCATCCCGTACCGGATCCACGACACAGGGACGTGGGGATGCTTGGATTGCATTGTTACTGTCCGGAATGCGCCAAAATCCCCAATGGCCGGGTGAAGGAGTAAGAATCTCAATGGCTTTCAACTACAGTGGTGATCCAACTTCCTCGACGCGAGACGAGGTCCGGTTTCTGATCGGCGATACCGATACAGCCGACGGACAGCTCCAGGATCTGGAAGTCGATTACCTGCTGACCAAGTACACGACGGCGGCGAAGGCGGCGCTGGCTGCCTGTCTTGCGCTCGCCTCGAAATACGCGCGGCTTTGCGACAAGGCCGTGGGCGATCTGCGGATTTCCTACTCGCAACGCCAGAAGCACTATCTCGATCTGGCGCGGGAGCTTGGCCGACGAACGCCGATCCGACCGTGGGCCGGGGGCCTGTCCGCCTCTGAGAAAGAATCCGTCAACGATGACACCGACCGGATCGTGCCGGCCTTCCAGCGCGATCTCGATACCAACACGAGCACATGAGTTTCATCACCGATCTGAAAGACCTGATGCCCAATACGGTCACCCACAAGCCGGTGACCACTCGGGATCAGTATGGCAAGCCGACGCTCGGCAGCGGTACCGACTACACGGCGCGAGTCGTCTACAAGGCACAGCGGATCTCCAGCCAGCGCCAGGGGGCTACCGGCGACGTGATCGCTGCGGGGCACGTCATTCTGGCCGGCACGCCGACCATCGGGCTCGACGATGAGATCTCCGAGGGCGGTACTGCGCTCGGCTTGATTCATCGGGTGGATCGCCTCAGTGATGAAAGCGGGGTGATTTACGTCAAGGTCTACTTCGGAGCGGGATAAATGGCAAAGTTTCACACTGACGTACAGGGCTTGGAGAAAGCCAGTCGGCGGGTGCTCGCCTATCCGATGACAGTGCGCCGCGCCGTCAAGGGCGTGCTGGCCGAATCCGCCGAAGTAATCATGACCGAATCAAAGCGGATCGTTCCTTTCGATAGCGGAACGCTGATGAACTCCGGTCATGTCCAGCCGGTGAAAGAGGATGCCTCCGGAGAGATCAGCGTCACCCTCGGCTATGGTGGGCCTGCCGTCAAGTATGCCGTCGAGGTTCACGAGAATTTGGATCCGCGCATCAACTGGCAGCGACCGGGCTCGGGGCCGAAGTATCTCGAGCGCCCGGTGAAAGAGGACCAAGGCAAGATTCCAGGCCGGATCGCTAACGCGGTCAAGGGGCTGATTCGCTGATGCTGCTCGACGACATTCGCGCGAAGCTCTCGGCTGCCGGCGTATTCAATGGCACCACCTGGACTTGCTATTCGGGCTATCTGCCCGATGATCAAGATCAGGTGATCGCGCTGTTTGAGACACCGGGGCTTCCTCCCGATACGCTCGGGCGGGAAAATGAGCAGCCATCCTTTCAGGTCCGGATTCGCGGAGCACGGCTCGACTACGCGACTGTGCGCGCCAAGGCGCAAGCTGCCTTCGATTGCCTCCAGGATGCCCAGGCGGGCGCGGGGCTCCTGACTGGCTACACGTTCATCCAGGCGCAGCACAGTGGGCCGCTGTATTGGACCGACGACAAGCAGCGACCGAATTTCACCTACAACTTCAGGGTGCACAAGACCGCATGAATCGGCTGACCGTTGTTATTCCGGTCCGCAAGGGCGGCTTTCCGGAGATCACATTACGGACCCTGGCCGAGCAGACGTATCAGGATTTTGAAGTGGTGGTCTCCTGGGACGAAAAGGGAAGCGCGAATTGGGCGCGGAATCAGGGCTTCCGGCTGGTTCGGACGCCGTTCGTCCTGTTCAGTGACGATGACATTGAGTGGGAACCGGAAGCGCTCCGGGCGCTGATGGCGACCCTCAACAATCATCCCGAGGCCAGCTACGCTTACGGAGCCTACGAACTCGACAATGGGATTCACTGCGATCAGCGGTTCGATGAACGCAAGTTGCGCCGCGGCAACTTCATTTCCACGATGGCGTTGATTCGCACCGATGACTTTCCCGGTTTCGATGAGGAGATCCAGCGGCTTCAGGATTGGGATCTCTGGTTGACCATGCTCGACCAGGGCAACATCGGCGCTTACTGCGGGCGCCTCACCTTCCGGACGGCCAAGCGCGCCGGCATCACCTTCGGGCCGGGACTCAGTTGGCGTGAGGCCGAGCGCGCGGTGAAGGCCAAGCACGGTTTATGAGAATCGCCGTCTATACATTGACCCGCGATCGACTGGAGTATACGCAGATGGCGTTCGCGAGCCTTCGGGAGAAGGCCGGGGTGCCGTTCGATCATTTCGTTGTCGATAACGGCTCACGGGATGGCACACCAGATTGGTTGAGTGACAACTACAAACCTCACTGGTTCGACTTACTTCCGGAAAACATCGGCATCGGCAAGGGGGCAAACCTTGCTCTCGACGCGATGGATGTTTCGAAGTATGACCTCATCATCAAGTTCGATAATGACTGCCGGGTGGTTTCCGAGAACATCCTTGGCAAACTGGCCGAGGTTTTCGAAGAAGCCGAAAAGCGGGATTGGCACCTTGCCCTGTCGCCGCGAGTTTCCGGAATCAATCGGCAACCGAGGCGGGGCCGCTATGTCATTCGCGCCGAACGAGCCATTGGGATTACCGGACACATCGGCGGGCTCTTTATGGCCGTTCCCGCAAAGGTCTATCAGATCTACCGATTTCCGGTCGATCTGCCGAAGGCGCGCGGGTACGATAGCAATCTCTGTGCCTTCATGAAACAGGGTGGCGCGCAGATCGGCTATGTCGAATCGCTCATCGTCGAGCACATCGACGGCACCGACGCCCAGGCGCGGAAGTATCCGGCGTACTTCGAGCGGAAGCGGGAAGAGGAAAAGGCATGAAGATTCTAATTTACGGCGGCAACGGCTTCATCGGCAGGCATCTCGTCGAGCATCTTCGTCGGGATGCGGAGGTCTTCAGTTTCGATCGTCGCTTCGTTCCCGGTACCGATTGTATCGGCGACATCAAGGATGCCGAGGTGGTGACGGCAGCGATGTTGCACTGCGATCGATGGGTGAATCTGGCAGGGCTATTGGGTACGTCCGAGTTGATCGACCGCGCGCAGGATGCGGTTGACGTGAATATCACCGGGGCGCTCAACGTTTATAACGCGGCCCTCCAGCAGAGCAAGCCTGGGCTTCAGATCACGGTCGGCAATCACTGGATGAACAATCCGTACTCGATCACCAAGTCAACCGCCGAACGCCTCGCACTGATGTACAACCGCGAACTCGGGACGGACATTCGCGTGGTTCGCGCCATGAACGTTTTCGGCCCAGGCCAGAAGGCGCAGCCGGTTCGAAAGCTGATGCCCAACGTGATTCTGCCGGCGTTGCGCGATGAAGAAATCGTGATCTATGGCGATGGTTCGCAGATCATGGACATGATCTACGTGAAGGACGCCGCCGAGATTCTGGCGCGGATCTTACTCGGGCCGAAGCCCGAAGCCGCCGAGATTCTCGAAGCCGGCGCGGGGCCGATCACCGTCAATGAAATCGTCCTGATGGTGCTCGGGATCGTTGGCAAGGGGAAGGTCGTCCACCTCCCCATGCGGCCCGGTGAGGAAGCGAAGGCGATCGTACAGATTTCGCAAAAGGGCGCCGCGCGCCTGAACCAGTTGATCGACTTCAACGTGTACCGGGATTGCACGCCGCTCTATGACGCCCTGGTGCAGACCGTCGAGTGGTATCGAGCGCATGGCGGCTAACATCGATTTCGCAGCTCTCGCCCGCCAGCCGCTTCGTTCCGACGACAAAGTGGGTCGGGTTGAGATCTGTATGATGAAGCACACCGTTCCGGATGTGGAAGTCAGATGCGCCGAGGCGATCCTTCGTCATACCGACTGGCCGTTTCGATATGTCGCTTACGACAATCGGCTGAATCCGGCGAACACGGCAAAGATGTGGAATAAGTTTGTCCGCGAGGCGACCTGCCCCTATGTCTGCATCATCGATTCTGACGCCTTCGCGCCGAAGTTGGATCCATGCTGGCTAACACGGATGATCTGTGCGTTGCGGTATACGAAGGCCGACGTCATACTGGCCGCTGCGGATCGTTGCGCGAACGCGCAGCAGAAGCGGTCTGCCCCGGCACAAGAAGGAACGATCGAAGAGGTTCTCCACCCCTGGAGTTCTTTCGTCTTTCTGTTTCGCCGCGACTTGACGGAACGTTTCGGGCCATTCGACGAAGACTTCTACGCTTACGGACCCGACACGGAGTTTGCCGTGAGGCTGAGAGCGCGGGATGGGCAAGCCCATGTGTGTTCTGACGTGTGGTTCCAGCATCTGCACGGTGCCACACACCGATTGCGGCCCGAGCGGGATCAGGAGCGCATCTTCGCGCGAGATCTGTTTCGGGCCAAAAAGCGAGCACTTGAAAGTGAGACAGGTAATCGTTGATCTCGATGATTTTTGTGAGTCGAATCATTCCCTGGATCTACTCGCGGAACTCAAGGAAGAGATGCCGCAGTTCCGAGTAACGCTGTTCACGATTCCCGCCCGCTGCTCGATAGAGTTTATCCGGTTCGTGCAGACGTTGGACTGGATCGACATGGTTCCGCATGGCTGGCTCCATGCAACGTCCCGTGAATGTGAGAATTGGAGCTATCATCGCGCCCTAGAATATCTCGATATCTTGGAGGGTTTTCGGCTGACGAAGGGTTTCAAGGCTCCCGGCTGGCTCATTTCGGATGGAGCCTACCGGGCACTGCTTGAATGCGGTTATTGGGTTGCCGACCACCCTCGCAACAATTCCAGACGGCCCGCTGGCCTGTGCGCCTATTTGATCGACTCCTCGAACAAGCTGCACGGTCACATTCGCTATCCAGGTGTGAACCACGGGAACGAGCTTGACTTGCTTGTTCCCAGGATTCGAGAGTGGCGCGAGAGAGAATTTGGATTCGCAAAAGATGCACTCATTTGACATTATTATTCCGCACTTCGGCGCACCAGCAGTGACGCCGTTGGCGATTAACTGCCTCGAATCGATTCGTGCCTACAGCGCCGACTACCGGCTGATCTTCGTGGACAATGGGACGCCTGCCGAGGAGTGGGAAAAGATCGATCCCTATGTGCGGGCTCATGAGCACTTGAGCTTGATTCGCAACACGAAGAACACCGGATTCATCACGGCAGTCAATGAGGCGCTGGCGCTTTCCACGGCTCCCTACATCGTGCTCCTGAACAATGATACCGAGGCCGTCGCCGAGTGGCTCGAGAAACTACGTGCACCGCTTCGAGGTCGCGTCGGCATGTCGGGGCCGCGGACCACGACGCCGGAAAGCTGGCAGGGCCGCTGGCAGGGCAGAAACGGCATTCAGATCCTTCAGCCCCAGGCGATGCTAGCTTTCTTTTGCATGATGATGACGCGCGAGGTCTTCGAGACGATCGGTTATCTGGATCCGACCTACGGAATGGGATTCGGCGATGACGACGATTACTGCCGGCGCGCGGTGCAAGGCGGTTTTCAACTGGCGCTGGTTCAGGATCTTGTGATTCCGCACCATCACCGTAGTACCTGGAAGTCACTGTATACAAAGGAACAGATCTTCGTAATGCAGAATAGCGCGATGCGGCGCTTTAAAAAATGGGAGGGTTCCGTGAAAAACGAACCGCTTCAGCCGCTCGGTGCTTGGCAACATTTGGAAGGCGAGCCTTCTTCGCAGTCGCCTTGCTGCAACGTCAAAGTCGTCGGCGCCATTCAGGACAATCATGTACTCCTGGGCCGGTGCGCCCGGTGCAAGAGTGACATTTACACGCTCAACGTCAAGACCGGGCAGCTTCGCGGGAGGCTCCGGGCCTGATGGTTACGCTGCTGACTCCGACTGGAGGCAGGCCGGAAGCCTTTGCTCTCCTCGAACGTTGGATCGAGCGGCAGACTTACCGCGGCGAATTGCAATGGATCGTCATCGACGACTGCATTCCGCAGACGCGGTTGACTCTCGGCCAGGATCATCTCTATCCGGTTCCGATCTGGCAGCCGGGGCAGAATACCCAGGCACGTAATCTCAAGGCCGCATTACCCTTCATCAAAGGGGAGTTCGTCCTGTTCATCGAGGATGACGACTATTACGCGCCGCCTTACATCGCCGAGATGGTGCGGCGACTGGCACAAGCGCAATTCGTTGGAGAATGCGGCACGGTTTTTTACAACGTCCGGTACCGCTCCTGGTACGCCAATCCGAACCGATCGAGCGCCAGCCTGTTTCAAATGGGTTTTCGAGTTCAACCGAATACCGCCGAGCAGGTAGCGAATGTTCTCGGGACGCGCGGCTATATCGATGCGGAACTCTGCGCCCGCTGTCGCCGCCAGTTGCGGATGTTCCCGCGTCATATTCCGGCTCTTTCAATTGGGATAAAGGGCCTGCCGGGACGCGAGGGCATCGGAAGCGGCCACTATCCGCATGATCTTTTCAAGCCCGATCCGCAGCTTTCCATCTTGCGAAAGTGGATCGGCGTGGATGCCGAGCAGTATGCGGCGTTTCATAAACCAAAGAGGAGGTAAGCCCAATGGAAGAGGCTTACGAGACTTTCAAGTGGAGGGGGCAGACCCGCTACCGATGCAGCTCTTGCGAGTTCGACACGTACTCCCCGGAACTGATTGAGGAACACATTCGAACGATTCACAAAGTTCGCGGTCAAAGCGTTCTCTTCAACGCCAATAGTCAGCCTTTCGAGAGTCCGTTCGAAAGGTAGGCCACTCCAATGAGTAACATCATCATCGATCCTCGACACAGAGCCGACAAACCGGAGGATGCCAAGTGGGGCGCGCCCGCCAAAGAAGCGCCGCGCCGTCATGAGGTATCCGCGCCAGCGATTTACACGGCACGCCTGCTGCTCCGGAACTTCGAGATCACCGCAAAGACGGTACAGGGACGGACGCCGCCGACGATTCCGGTGAGCGAGTATAACCTTGCGCTCTTTGTCGATATCTGCACCATGCTCTTTCGTTTGATGCCGTTCGCGCAACAAACGGATTACTGGCTGCGCGAATTACGGGCGAACCGGGCATCGCAGCAGGACGTTCAGAAGTTTCTCGGGGAATTGAAGCTGGCCTTCGATCGTATCCCGAGTTTTCGTAATTATTCCACTGTCTACGACAGGAGGTAACCACAATGGCAATCACCACCGCAAAAGGAACCATCATCAAAATCGGCGATGGGGCAAGCCCCGAAGATTTTTCCGCCATCGGCGAAGTTCGCTCGATCGACGGGCCGAGTGCCAGTGCAGTCGTGCAGGATATCACGACTCACTCCACTTCCGGAAACTGGATGAACAAGCTGGCGACGTTGCTCGATCCGGGCAATGTCAGCTTCGCCATCAACTTCGACAGTGTCGATGCGACCCACGCCTTTGCTACCGGCATGTGGGCCGATTTCATCGCCCTGACGAAGCGGAATCTGCAAGAGATCTTTCCGAACTCTGCCGGCCAGTTGGATTTCTCGGGGTACTTCATCGGCCATCCGTTCGTTGCGCCGGTCGATAACGTGCTCCAAGCCAACATCGAGCTGGCACTGACCGGAGCGATCGAGGCGACGTAAGCAGAAAAAGGAGATCATGAGCAAGATCAAGTTGGGCGGGGTGACCCGCCCTCTCTATTTTGACCTGAACACCTACACGGCGTTCGAGGAAAAGACCGGGC